GCTCGTGGTCAAATTGATGATGCTATTGGTATTCGTAAATCAGCCGTTAGTTTCATTACAGATGAAATTGGACAGACGATTGACTCAATGAGTGAGCCACCGCAATATCAAAAGACACCTTGGGCAATGCTTAATCGAGCAATCGGTGGTTTTAGAAATGGTGCGTTATACACAGTCGGTGCTAGACCAGGTAAAGGCAAGACCTCGGTTGGATTACAAATAGCAATGACCTTGAGTCGTGATGGTGCGGTTGCTTTAGCATCACTTGAGATGAGCAGAGATGAAATTCATAAACGAATAATCTCAATTGGTGCATCTGTTCCAATGGATGCAACTATGAACAATTCTCTAAGTGACAAAGAATGGGAGCGAGTAGCGGTTTTCAAAGAAGCGATTAGACCGAATATTGCAATTGATGATAGAGCAGATGTTTCAATTTATGATATTCGCTCCTTTGCTCGCTCTGTTAGTCGCCAGATGCCATTGACTGGTGTTGTTGTTGATTACTTGCAGTTGATGAGTATGAGGGACAACAGACCTCGCCATGAGCAAGTCGCTGATATGAGCCGACAACTCAAAATATTGGCTAGAGATTTGAATGTGCCAGTCATTGCATTGAGTCAGCTCAATAGAAATTCAGAAACTCGAACTGATAAGAAGCCATCTCTAGCCGACTTGCGTGAGTCAGGTGCTATCGAGCAAGATTCGGATGTAGTGATTTTGCTTCATCAGGAAGATGAGATATTATTGCTTGATGTTGCCAAGAACAGGCAAGGTCCGCCATCAATGGTGAAGCTAAAATGGGAAGGGCAATACGCTAGGGCAGTCAGTTGAAAATACCAACCTATTTACTCGTAGACAGAGAAGCCAGTCAGCTCATCAATAAGCTAAGAGAGCAAGCTGTTGAAAACGAAGTCATCTGCCGACAAGCACCGATTATCTGGGATGGCAACACTAACGCAGATACTCGCATGGCTATGGATGGTTGCTTAGGTATCACCAACGGAACAAAGTGTCCAATTATTGATTTATGCAAAGAGGCAGCGGTGGCAGCGGATGTTACTGCTGGTGTTTGGGGAGGCGTTACTTTCAGAGAGATAAAAAAAATCAGGAGGCAGAGAGAATCCACCTCCTGAGATTGATTGGCGTTAGTCCAAGCGACTTCCTACATAGCACTTGATGCCATGAGCCTCAAAGACTTTTTTGGCGGCTCTTGCACCAACTTCTTTTCGCTCAATGCTTTGTCCATGCCAGAAAGCACCACCCCAGATTTTGACTCCGCCTTCATAGCTATCAACGCGACCTAAGTCACGGTCGACTAACCACTTGTTGAATTTTCTTCTTGCATCAGGAAACCACACCCAAGCAAATCCACACAAACCCTCATTCACATAATGAACAGGTTTATCGTAATCAATTTCATCGCTCAAGATGTTTTTGGCTTCTCCAACGACCATTGGGTAAGGCTCACAATTTTCAGCCGCTTTTCGACCAGCTTCTATTGCCTCGTAATAAATGTCTTGAAAAGACACTTTCTGTTGAGTTGCGTTTATCATTCTTCCTCCTCATCATTTACAACCTTGAAGTTAGCAATCACATAACCAACCACTTGGTCGTAGCTCTCGCTCTTCATCATTTCTTTCGCTACCTTTTCGGCTTCTTCTCGTCCGTAGGCTTTTTTGACTGCCTGACGAACTCGACCAATGATGGCTAAGGCGTTACCGTCTTCACCCACCATTGGGACATAAATGTCATTGTATTTTTTGTTCATTTTCCATCCTTTCTACATTTTGATAATAAGCGATTTGTAACCTAATGTCAAGTTTATTTGTCAAGTTTATTTCATCTCTTGCAACTTGGGTCGCTTCAAAATCGTGTTAGCCAAGCCATCGTAGTCATCCCAACCTTTGATTTCTCCAACCACGACAACCTGCTTGCCTTCTTCGACTTCATCAGCCCACTTGGCAGTCGTGAACATTTTGACAATGTGATTCTCGTTCCGAATCACAATCAAACAGCTAGCTCCGTAGGCGGTATCAATCCAAACCTTCTTGACAATATCGCCACCGACCTCGACCTTCTCACCTTGCTCCTTGCGGATTGGTTCAATCTTGGCATCAGCTTCTTCTTGAGCTTTTTTCCGAGCATCAAGTTCCGTTTGTTCCTTGCGAACAATTTCTTTCTTGACTTCTTGCTCAGCCTGAAATTTGGCTTCTTGCTCAGGCGTTGGATTACATCTGTGACCAGCAAAGTGAGTGATAACGCTGTTACCATTCTCAAAGTTGTGATAACGAGGTTCACCCAAATACCATTTTCCAGCTTTGGTTTCGCTCCAGAAAAGTCCACCTTCTCCACACCTCTTGCAGACAACGCTTTTATTCATGACATCTCCCTTCTACATAATTATTATCACATAAAAGTCAAGTAATATCAAACTTATTTATTCACTTGTATGGACGCCGATTAGAGGACTGTTCTATGTAGTTCAACAGTATGTTGTTCCAAAATTACTCAATTACAAGATAGAATAACAACATGAAAATTGAGAGTGTTGCAATCGACAAGTTGGAGTTAGATGCTCATAACGCTCGATTACATAGTCAAGAAAACTTAGATGCAATCATGGGAAGTCTAAGACAATTTGGACAACGAAAACCAATCGTAGTTACATCCGAAAATGTAGTAGTCGCTGGCAACGGCACGATAAGAGCTGCAAGACTTTTAGAGTGGTCAAAGATAGATGTAGTTCGAGTTCCTGAAGATTGGACAGAAGAACAAATAACAGCATTTGCTTTGGCAGATAATCGAACCGCAGAATTAGCTACATGGGATGATGAAATTTTAGGGGTTCATTTGAAAGAATTGCAAGAAGCAGATTTTCTTATAGACCAAATCGGATTTATACAAACTGAACCAAAAGAAGATAATGAAGATACTAACTCAATGACATGGGATGAAAGATACGAAGTTGTTGTCGAGTGTAGTAATGAAATTGAGCAAGAAGAATTGTTAAATAGATTTTCTAAAGAAGGATACAAAGTGAGAGCAATAGTTATATGAAAACTGTCAAGCTTGAATCGTCTATTCAAAGAACTGCTAGAGTCATGCAACTTGAAGGCATGTTCGATTTAGAACCATCTGAAAAGTCTATTACTGAGATTCCTCTAAACATTCCTGACTTGAAAACTAGAGATTGGAATATTGGTTTGATAGTTGGTCCATCTGGAGCAGGTAAATCTACAATCGCTAAAGAGATGTTTGCAGATGAACTACAACATTTAGATGGATTTGTTTGGTCTAAGGACAAAGCAGTAATTGATGACTTTTCAAAAGACTTGTCTATTCGTGAAATAACAGAGTTGTTATCTTCAGTCGGATTCAGTTCACCGCCATCTTGGCTTCGACCATTTCACACTTTGTCTAATGGTGAACAGTTTCGAGTGACCATGGCTAAGATTTTGGCAGAAACAAACGATGACAAGATTGCAGTAGTAGATGAATTCACTTCAGTTATTGATAGAACAGTTGCAAAAATAGGTTCTCATGCTATTTCTAAAGCGGTGAGAAGGCGTAATCAAAAGTTTGTAGCAGTTGGATGTCATTATGATGTTGAAGAATGGCTGCAACCAGATTGGGTGTACGAACCTCATACAGGTTCATTTCGATGGGAGTCACTTCGGCAACGCCCATCAGTCGAGCTTACAATCTTTCGAGGTAAATATGAAGCGTGGGGAGCTTTCAGTAAGCACCACTATTTAGATTCTCATCTGAACAAAGCAGCAAATGTTTATGTAGCAACAATAGAAGGACAACCAGCAGCATTGATAGCTCTATTGACTCTGGTTCATCCACAACTGAAGAACACAAAACGAATAAGTCGAATTGTGGTATTGCCAGATTTTCAAGGCATTGGTTTAGGGAATAGATTTATGAATCTAATAAGTGCAGGTCTAAAGGCTCAAGGTTACGATACTTACATAACCACAAGTCATCCTGCTTTGATGAAAGCATTGAATCACTCAAAAGATTGGGCAGTAAATCGTAAACCATCGAGAGTTTCAAGAGCTGGTAGAACCAGTACAACTGGCGTGGCAGCAACTTCATCTAGAGGAAGAATTACAGCAGGATTCAAATTCGTAGGAGAGAGTAACGATACACTACTAGAGGTCTTAGCACCAAAGCCAGTAAAGTAATGAAGTAACAAGGACAACAAATGGCTACTAGAGGTAGGAAACCTAAAACAATAGATGACCCTAAAGTCAAATTATTATTACAAGCACTTTCAGCGGGTAACTATGTAGAAACCGCTTGTGCTTATTCTGGTTTAGCAGTATCAACCGTTTATGTATGGTTAGATAGAGGCAATAAAGAAAAACAAAGAATCGAACAAGGCGAAACGCCTAACCCCAAAGAAGCTACATATTTAGAAATATCGGAGGCAATAGAAAAAGCTAGAGCTAATGCCGTAGTTGCAAATGTCGCTGTAATTCAACAAGCAGCTAGGTCAGGCACATGGCAAGCAGCAGCGTGGTGGTTAGAAAGAAGTATGCCAAATCAGTTCGGTAGAAGAATTCAAGCTGAAGTTTCAGGTAAAGTGTCAGTCGAAGATTTGGAACGCAGAATGTTAGAGTTGATTGATGACTCAGATAATTCAGACTCTAAAGAGATTGAGTGATTCTCAACGCAGAGCATTTCTACAAAGTCTGTCTGAAGAAGAAGCTGACTTATTAGTTCGAGTTGTTGAAGCTGGCGATAAACCTGATTGGGAATCAATCGCCCGAATCGAACAATTACCGCCTGAAGGTCAATGGCTTGTCTGGATGTTCCTTGCAGGTCGTGGTGCAGGGAAGACAAGAAGTGCGGCTGAGTGGGTAGTCAAATTAGCTGAGCAACCAAACCTAAGAATTGCACTTGTCGGTAGAACACCTGCCGATGTCCG